ACTTGTAGATCCATATTGTTTCTTTGCGTAGTCATATTGTCTTGATAGATTTTGAACAATGAGTTGCTGTTGTTTCATGCCATTATTCAATTCTGAAATTCTAGCTTTATAAGCTTGTGCAGTTTGACCAGACATTTTAAATTTAGAAGCGCTAATTTGAAGTGATTGTGAAACTTGAGATATCTTTTGTCTAATCTGACTCATCGATTGTGTTGCCGATTTTTGTTCAAAGGAAAATCTCTTAGCTTCTGCAGAGGTTTGTTTGTATTGACTGTTTAATTCAGTTAGTGATTGTTTTTCTTGTTGTATTTTTTGTTTAAGATTTATGGCCTCATGGCTCATTTCTCCTTGCTCTTTTACAACTTGCTTATAACGACCTTCTAAAACTTTGATAGTGTTTTGGTGTTTAGATATAACTACATTCAATTGTTTTAAATAATTTTCATAGCTTTTAACTGACTTACCACTATTCTGAAACGATGTGTTTGCTATGTTTAGCTGTTTGCGCATAGTTCCTAAAACAGAATTTATTTTTTCCATAGAAAACACTGCTCGTTTGTTAGATGTATTAAAGTTTTTCATTTCATTTTCAGTAGAAGTTAACTGTCTTTTATACATATTTAGCGCTTTATTTTGTTTACTGTATTCTTGTCTAAGTTTTTCAGCTTCAGCACTAGTACGTTGTTCTTCCATTGTCATTTTTTTCAATTGATTAGAAATATCTTTCATTGAATTTTCTGTAACACCAATTGCTTATTCAATTCTTTAGTACGTTGATTAAAAGTCTGCATTGATTTTTCACTATGTTGAAAATCTGCAGTAGAACGTTTCATTTCACTACCTAACGTTTTAAATTGCCCTTTAATTTGTTTTAATGTACGGTCAATACCAACATCTCGCATGTTCATTAGTATTGACATGCCTTTAAAATCTGCCACTCTTTGTCACTCCTTTCATTTTAGATATAAAAAAATAACCTTAGCTTAATTACTAAGGTTATAAAGCTGATAAAATTGCATCTGCTCTTGAGTCAGAGTCAACTTTGTTAGTATGTCTTTCATCCAGTGTTTGTAATATATAGTGGAACGGCATTTTTAACACTTGGTCTGCAGGTGTACCATTCTTAACCATATCTCTAACCACTTTATCCAAATTTCTCAACATACCATTGTAAGTTAAATCTTCTTTCTTTATTACTTTGCTCATACTTTCCACGAACTTTTTTGTTTCTTCGTCTTGTTGACCGTTAGCGATGAATTCTACTTGTTTTTGTAGTGCTTCAACAGCATCTGGAGCATGTAAACGTGTTCTAACATCTTTTTTAGTGAATTGATCGTTGTAAATTTTAACTACGACGTCAATTAATTTATCCATTTGTTCTTTAAAGCTCATTTCTTTCTCTCCACGCTCAACATCTTCTAATTCAGCCATAATATCTGTTGCTTCGTATAAAGTGTCTAACGGGATAAAGTGTGGTGTTAAAAATGTTTCTAATTTAATTTCTTCTGCTTTTGGGTCCTCTACTAAGTTGATATAATTTCTTTTTAATTTACTAGCCATAATTTATTTTCTCCTTTTTATTACGTAATAAAATGACGGTTATTACACCGTCCATGAGTTTGTTATTTATTTTTAGGTTTATTCACACGTTCAAAGAATGGTAATTCATACCCTTTGTCTTTTAAACGCTTTTCAAAATCATTGATTACTCTTATTGGTTCGTCGACTATATCACCAGTAGCGTAATCTTTATCTGTTTTTTTATCTATTGCATCTTTTAATACTTTGTATTTAACCATGCAACTTCACTCCTTATGCTTCTGCTGGTTCGTCTGGATTATCAGTGTTAGCTGGAATTTCTTCTGCTTCTGTATAAGCGCCTTGTAATAAGTCGTCGAAGAATTTATCTTCAGATGCACCTTCAAGGTCTGATTGGAACATAATTTTGCGAGTTTCATCGTTTAAACGGTGCATTGCTGTACCTTCTACTTCTTCTTGTGAGAATTCCCATTCATCTTCAGCAGTTGAACCTTCAATAGCTGGGTCAGCAAACATTACTTTAGTTAAACCAACTAATGCGTAGTTACCATCGCGACGCTCACGTTTGAACCAAACAGCTACATAGTTATTTTGTTTACCTTTAACTTCTTTAAACACGCCATTTTCGTCATACACTTCATTAAATAATAGTTGACGAATTTCTTTAGGGAAGGCATGCATTGTAAGTGAAATAGTACCTTCGCCGTCAGTATTACCTGATTCGATAATCCCACCATCTGCGTAAGCGTTTTTCAATTCTCCGCCTGTTTCAACAGAGATTTCTTGTAAACCTCTTGTTTGGATTACGTTAGAATATTTAGTTGTGCCATCTTCTTCAGATTCTAATAATGCGAATCCTAAGTCTTTGATATTAATATAAGATTTTTGTAATGATGCTTTTTTAATTGCCATATTAATTTTCCTCCTCATAAAAAATTGCCTCATATCGTCTTGTTGAACGATATAAAGCAAATTGTTTGTCATATTCATTTCCTAGATTACTTACTTGCCCCATTTTCAAGTGGTTCCAGAGCAAGTCGCTAATTCTTTGTGATATTTCATTTCTTCTTAAGCGTGCATTGTATTCATTACTTTGTTTTACAAATACATCTATTTGAAGAATGTAACTTTGGGCTACTCTATCTCCGTCATAATATACTTCCGGTCTTGGGTCGTCGAAGTCGTCCATTACTATATATGGCTGACTAATATCTTTCACATCCGGATAGTCATTAAATTTTATATTTTTGATGTTCAAAACTTTCATCAACTTTTCGTCTTTTATTAAAACGTTATATACAGTATTTAATATATCTATCATAGTAACTTCTCCACTTCTTCTTGATATGTTTTATAGAACGTCTTCTTAGACGATCTAATTGCTTTATCAATTGCCCCTAAACCTTTTGGTCTAATAAATTTACCGTTTCTAGCATGGAATCCTTTTTCATTCAAATGAATAATGCTATAACGATGGTCTGGACCTTCCCAATAAATACGAATAGAACGATAAGTACCTTCCCAATACGGTTCTGATAACTTAGCTTCACCATGCTCTGCACCAGTATCCCTGAAATAACGTATATTATCCTTAACAGATTTTAATAATTCTTCTCCTGCAGCAACTAATACTATGTCGAATATTCGTCGGCGCTCTCTTTTGCCAAACTTCTTATCTAATTCTTTAAATAATTGTTTTTGACCTTCTATTTTTATACCTGTGAACGTTTTTCTTTTAGCCATTAGATACTACTCCAGCTGTTAACATTAAAAATTGTTCATTTTCTACATCTGGCTGAACTAATTTAATATTCAAATCTTGTTTGATATATGGTGATTCTATTTCTACATAATGAGTTTCATCGGGAATGTATTGACCATATGTTTCTCTTATAAATATCTTAACGTCATGTTCAGTACCATTAGCTATCGCTTCTTGTAATTCAGTCATTTTCCAACGTGGAACAAAAGCCCAGCAACTGTATAAACGTGCTTTACGTTTTTCCCCAGCTTCTGGACCTTCGTTTTCTTGATATTCATAAAAGTGAACACGAGTATTAAGTTTTTTCGTTGTAATATAAGGCTTTTTGAATTTAGACTTCACTTTCATCACGCCCATACACATTATTATTTAACCCAAAGTTTAATAAATCATCGGCATAGTTATCATTAAAGTATTCAAGTAAATCTTCATAAGCATAGCGCGTACGTGCAAAAACTAAATCTTGACCATTTAAATTTTCATAAATATCAAAATAACCAAATCTTGATATAAGATTGCTATATGATTTCTTTAAAAGATTAGTTAAATACGTATCCTCTATGTCATGTGAGATTTTAGCGTATTCTTTAAATTCAATAAGCATCGCTTTATCTATAGTGATGTTAACCAACTACATCACCTACTTTCTATGCTTCTGCAGCGCCGTCTGTTGTACCACCAGATGGTGTTTGTTGACGATTAGCAGTAGATAATTCTAAGTCATACACACGAGATGCATTATTATCTTCTGGTTGTCCGTAAGCAAATGTTTTAGCAGTATATAAAATAGCATCTTCTAATGCTAATGTTTCATTAAATTTCTTAACTGTTAATCCACCACCACGAACAGCGTCATAACGATCACTTACAAATGCTACTAATTTATTTGATTCAACAAATTCAGAAGTTACAATTTGAACGTTATATGGTAATACAGTTACAAAACCACCGTTAGCTGTTAAGTATGTGTAACGTGCTTGGATATCCCAAGAATCACGAGGATTAACCACCAATACAACTTTACCGTCGATTTTCACTTCTTTACCATCTTCACGTACAGATAATCCTTTAAGAACATCTTTCAATTCTGCAATTGTAGTATCTGCATCTGCAAAAGTTAATGTACCAGAAGCATCTTTATCTACTACACCACCATTAGTTTGGATATCTTTAGTTAGTCCAACTGGTTGATCTTGAGCTGCACCTTCACCGTTTAAGAAAGCTTGTTCCAATGCAACAGCGATTGCTTCTTCAATTTGTGTACGAACAAAACGCTCTACCCATTGTGGACCAAACATTTTTAAATCATCTGGGATAACAACAAAACATGTAAGTTTAGATTGTTTGAATTCTTCTTCTGAGAACGCAGCGTCTAATTGGCCTTTAATTTCTCCGAAGATTTTACCCCATTTAGCTTGCCCTGTAGATTCAGCTTTAATAATACGTGTAACGATACCTGCGTTTTGAATATTAATTTTTGAAAGTAATGGGTGTTCAGTTGTTAAATCATCAAATACACGCTCGATTACATAAACGTTCTTCTTTATATCCTGTTTCTAAGTTAATTTCGTTAAAGAATTTACGTTCTTCTCTAGTTAGTGGGTCTTGTGAACGTTTTGCTAAAATTCCATTGTCAACAACGCGATTATTTACCTTTGCTTCAATTTCGTTTTGTAAATCGTTAGATAAAGCATCAAACATATCTCCGAATGCTTTTGATTGTTCTTCATCACTTGCGCCATTTTGTACTAATTTAGCAAAATGTGCTTTGTGATCTTGATAATTTTTTAATTTTTCTCCTGGTTTTACTGCCATAATTATATTTCCTCCTTAAATTTGGGTATAAAAATAGCCATTAACTTTTATTTGTTAATAGCTACTTAAAATAAAAACCTATTAAATTTTTTGTTTTGTGGTTCAGAAGGTGTCTTAGGGTCTTTTCCTTCGTCTCCATCTTCATCCTTATCATCTTTAATAACTTCGTCTGCAACATCTTTTAATAATTTGAAGATGTCATCAAGTTTGTCGTTGATCACTTCATTATCTGGATTTTCTTTTGGTTCCGGTTCTTTTGGCTCTGGGTCGTCAATGTTATAATGCTTAAATTTATTTGGCATATTCTTAAACTTAGCCTCCATTTCTGGTGATATTTTTGCTGCAACTTTACTAGCATTACCTATTTCATCAATAAGTCCTAACTCTTTACACTCACTTGCTGTTAACCATGTTTCTTCATCCATATATTGTTGAAGTAGCGCATGATCGATTTCTGGGTTTTTATCCACGTAACTTTGAAAAACTGTTTGATTAATTTTATCTAAATCATCAGCTTGTTTTCTCAAATCATTTGAATTACCCATAGCAAGCGTCCATGCGTTGTGTATCATCATCATTGCATTGGCAGGCATAACAACTTTATCTGCACCCATCGCAATGCAAGTAGCTATACTTGCAGCTAAACCTTGTATATGAGCAGTTATTTTAGCCGGGTGGTTTTTAATTTGATTATAAATAGCTATCCCACTAAAAACTGAACCGCCTGGACTATTGATGTTAATATCAATTTCTTCAACGTCACCTAAATCTTTTAAAGCTTGTTTAAATGATACGGCGCTCGTTTCAACATCATCAAACTTTTCATCTACTATTTCGCCATACATATCAATGCTAGCTTTCCTTTCAGATGTTTTAATGACATTAAAGAAACCTTTTTCTCTGTCTATCTTCATTCATTCTCACCCCTTTCTGTTGGTTCATCACTCACTGCTTCATAATTCTTAGTCAGTACATATTCGTCAAGGTGAGGGTCATCTCCTGGTTCATCACCAACCATTATTCTGATTTGGTTACCTGTATAGTTACCAGAGGATTTAAGTTTATCAATAGATTCTGAAAGTTCTAATGGGTCTCGTTTATCAATACCAACGATTTTAATTCTCATTTCTTTGTCTAAGTATTCATCTTTATATAACATTTTTCCATTTAATTCAGATTGTATTTTTTTAACTAACGGACCACCACACGTTTTAAAGAATAGTTTTAATGCATTTTCTAAATCAGCTACTTCTCCTATAATTAATGCCGGTGGTACACCAATCATTCTTGAAACATCAATGAGTATTGATTTTTTCAAATCATCTAACTCATTAAATTCTGAATTGCTTTGACTGGAACCTTTGTTTGAATGTTCTTCGTAATCTAAACCTTTAGGCAAGGGTACTACCGCTGTTTGATTTTTATTAAAAGCTTCAAACATCATATCAATATACTCTTGTAACTGTTTTTGAGCGTTATCTCCTTTAAGTTGAGTTGCATCTACATTTAATATTCCTCTAACTTGGTTTTTCTTTAATTGCAAATTAATCATACGTCCAAAGATTTCTCCATAATCTTCGAATAGACCATTAGAAAATCTTTCAAGTTCCTCATTAGAATACTGTACATAGATAACATCATCCATATTAAAGTAACGATCATATTTAAAATCATTTATGAATACATCGGTAAACTTATGAGGCAATAAACCTAATTCATCTTCGTGTTGGAAGTCATCAGCAATATATAAGTAATCGTCATCAGATTTTATAATTAACGCTTCATTATCTATGATGATTTTATATATAAACTTTTGCCAAAATTGAACAGCGTTTTGATTTGGATTAGGTTTCACATTCAAAAGATAATACAAATCATCTTTCAACATCTTGTTGCCTTCCATAACCCTAAATTCAGATTGTGATATTGTTCTAGCAATAAATTCTACTACTGTATTTAGTGCCATTTGTTTAACATAAGCCTTTTGTCCAACATCTTGTAGAAACTCTAGGTCATACATCCAAGATATTTCACTATTTTTTCTAAATATTTTATCGAACAAGCCCAATATTTGCTCACTCCCTTCTTAAAACCGTAAACCACGTAATAGATTGATTTCTTCTTCAAGATTGGAGTCTTTCAACTCATCCGCTCTATACAAGGCATGTATCAAAGCTTGGAAACCATCTGTTTTACGTCTTATAGGTTCTTTCTTTTCATACTCTTTGTTGCCATCTTTCCTAATCTTGACGGCAACGTTTTGCGTATACCAGCGCATTAAAGGGTTATCTCCAAAGATAATGTGTCTTTGAGCAAACATATCTTCAACACGAGGTGCTAATAATGATTGAATAGCTCTTGTATTTTTAATAATTTCATATTCAATACCAGCATCTTCAAATAATGGTCTTAATAAGTCCATACGGAAGTTATCAGCTATTACTTTTTTCAATCCGTAACTCTTTTGTGCTTCTGTAAACCAATCAATTATGTGTTGAGGGCTAATAGTTGGTTCATCAACAATCGTTAATAAGCCTTTAGCTTCCCATTCTTTAATTGGTGGTTTTAATTTGTATTCATCTAAGAAATCTTTTCTAGCAAATGAATGAGTTTTCCAAATATAATCATCACCAGAACGGAATAATAAGCCAACTGCTGCAAAGTCTTTCAAGCTTGCATAGTCTAAACCACCAATACATTCATTATTCTCTAATGGCGGTATAGGTCTGTTAGTAGCCATTATGTCATCCCACGGAGCAACCACGCTCTGTGAATCTGTTTCTGGCATATTCATTCTTTTAGTCATAAATTCTGGTCTGTTAGATGGATTGTAATTCAAACCAAGGTATTGTTGATGTACTTCTTTATATAATTGACTGCCATATTCATTCATTGGCTTTTCAAACATTGGATTTGCCTTTTCCCATACATCTGGGTTATCAATTTCTTCTTTATCATCGATTTTACAAATGAATGGGAACAATCTATCTTCTGGACTAATACCTTTCAACACATTGTCTGCACGTTCCTTCAAACGATCTAAGAAACCATCTCTTACATAACCATCTGTTCCTATATAAAATGTTCTTGGGTGTGCAACTTTACCTAATCCACTTCGTTTTATGTTTATTACTGAATCTTTCTCATAACCATGTATTTCATCGAAGAAGATACAACCCTCTCTCGCACCATCTTTTGTTTTTTCATTAGATGTATCGAATAAGAATTGTGATTTTGTAGAAATACCTTCCACATAAACCTTACTTAGATAAAAAGGATTGTTAGGAAAGTCGGCAGTGACATACAAATTGTTTGATTCAATCATTTCATATATTTCTCTAAAGCTAACCTGTGCTTGTTTTTCACTGTTAGCTACAACTGACATGTTATATTTCGGTATACCATGCAATGGAGTCATGAAAAAAGCACCTAGTGTACTGATATAACCATTCTTACCGCCACCACGTGCCATTGATATAAAAAACTCTGAAAAATATGGAGTTTTGGTTTCTTTTTCATACAAGAATACAAAACATGATATGAATTTTTGGAAGTCTTGCAGTTTAAAAAACCATTTCTCACTGAACTTTATATAATCTTCTATACGTTGTTCATCAAAATATAGGTCATCACGTTGCAATATGTTATCTTCCAAAAAGGAAATGAGTGCGATTCGCTCTTTATTAAAGATTGCATCTTCATTTTTCCCTTTAGCGATATAATCACTTACATATTGTGGTATCTTCATGTCAATTCAGGTCCTTTAGCTGCTTCATTCTTACGTTTTTCTTCGGCTCTTTTCTCTAAATTGAATGATTTTTCTATTGCTAACAGTGAACCATTTACTTTATTCTTCTCTGCAAGGCACGGATTAGGCTTAACAAATGTTTGGTTGCCATTCCCAACCTCAATAACTGCGCCTCGTACATAAATTTCATTGTCTAAATAATAGAAAATGTTAAGTAAATTACAATATCTATTCACTTTTTCTATCTCTAAATCATTAGTAAGGTCGATTTGCTGCATTAACCAGTTTCTTGTATCGGCTATAGCCTTCTCTTGTTCACTAGTTAATTGAATTTCATCTTCCATACTGTCCCTCCTATCGTATGTTATATAAATGCAAGTTTGAACAGTTGACCCAAGCGCCGGTTTCCACAAATCCTTTCATGACGCAATTTATTTTGACCGGGGGGGGTATCAACTAAAAAATACTTTCGAATACTTATGCATAATAATAGAATAAATATTCATTTACCATTTTTCATCTTTGAATTTCTTTTCTGATTTTTGAAATCGATTATGTTTTTTGTTGTGACAATTCACACATAATGTTTGTAAATTGTTCATGTCATAAGCTAAGTCTGGTCTTTTCTCCAACTCTATAATGTGGTCAACCTCTAATCCTCTACGATTATTATGTAGTTTCAAATCAGTTGTTAACCTTCCATGCTTATTACACTCAACACATTCATAATGATCACGTCGTAACACTTCATGTCTGAATCGTCTCCATCGCCTTGATAGATAAAAACTTTTCCTATCTTTATACGATTCAAAATTGTTATACCGATTTGCTAATGCATCATGCATAGTTATTACACCTCATGCATAAAGAAAGACACACCACTCAATGTGATGTGCCTCTGCTTAATATAGTATTAGGTTTACATACCTTACATATTAATAGCTCTACCTCTAAAGCTATATCCATTTCACTATGTGTATATTATATAAAACTATTGCGACTATTCATAACACTGTTCGGATTGTTCGGACTGTTCGTTTTGTGCATGATGTTGTGACTGCATAAACGTTTCTGTTATGTTGTCGTATCGTTCATAGAAGTTAGTACGTTTGATATCCATAAGTATCATTATCCTTCTATGACTCTCTCCCTGTTTAAGTAACTGTAGTATGTGATAGTTCTTATCGTTTGTTATGTCCTCCTCATGCTCATCAATGAATGCTACCTTCTCTATAAGCTCCTGTGTCTTACGTCTATCCTTATCATTACGTATAACTCTAACCAATACCTTATCACCTGTCTGTCCTTGTCCTTTAGGCATAGCTGCTTCTATACCATACTGTCCTGTTGATGTACTATCATACTCATATACTTGTGAGTCAATTAATCTTTTCATCCAATGATAATCTGTTATGATCTGTTTTACTTCAGTTGGTGTAAACATCTAATACCTCCAGTTATCCTTTAAATCTTTCCCACTCATCTAACGCTTTCTTAACATCCTCATCATTACTTGCCATGTATATAATTGTGTAATTCAACTGAGCTATCTTCTCACTCTTTTGTGCATTAGATATCAACGTCAGTATTGTAATCAATCCCAATATAATACTTACTATTATCCAGAACATTACTCGCCCTCCTTTTAACCAAATGGTGTCTCTTCTACTTTTATAATTTCCATAGCTTGTTCATCTGTGAAGCCTTGTCTCTTTAGATTTGTATATCTTTCTCTTTGATATTCTGACTTCATTCTTGCCATTTCCATTATTATAGGTAATTGTGATTTCATTTCGTATAACTGATTTTGTACATTTATATTCTCTTTCTTTGAACCATCTACATTGAATACGTTATCCATCCTATACTCCTCCTTATAAGCGCGCCATTATATCTACATAATCCCTCGGCACATCCACCATATCGTTTGCTTGTTTCCTAACAATGATCTCGTACGTGATTGCTTTACTTAGTTCGTATAAGCATATAATTAATAATGGTTTGAGTATGTGTTTAGTAAAAAGTGATTTAGCATTCGCTTTTTTGTAATTTTTAATTTCTGTTTTCTTTTCATTTTCTGCTAAGCTACTCATTTTTACTTCGTCTGTATCATGCTTATAAATCATTCTCATTCGTCGTCCTCCTATAGGAATAATATTTTTATTTGTATATATAATTGAGACATAACGCCTATTATTATCATCGTATATCCCAACACTTTCGTTTCTTTTGTAAGTCTGCTGCCGAATAAATCATTTACAATCAACCAAGCTATAAGAACCGCCATTAATAATATACTATTGATTAGCATTTTCACTCACTGACCTTTCTCAATATATCCACATATGTTCCATCGCAGTTATGACATAAGAAGGAAATATATTTTTCATAATCTGTATTCCAACTATCACATCTAGGACATTGCTTCTTATCCTTCACTCTCTCCTTAGCTTCTTCTGCACTCTCTGCATCCACCACAACAAACGTTTCATTCTCCTTAGCCTTAGTTGCATCCAGGAACACTTCGCCTGTTGTGTGGTGTATTTTGCGTACTAGGTATTGCATAGGTTCACTCCTTATCCAAAAGTAGTTGGTTTCTTTTTCTTATATATCTCAACTTTGTTTTCTTCTATATTGCTGTGTATAATAAAACCGTCAAAATCTTCATCTGTTAAGTAACTTTCTATTTCTTCTCTGTGTATAACAAACAGTTGCTGGTCTTTTTCAAGTAATTTAGATTCAATTTCCTTCACAACACTCACTCCTTGCCTAAGATTATTCGTACACGTTCAAGTATGTCTTTAGATTCCTGTGCTTCCGAAACCATTTGTTCCTCTTGTAGTTTGGTTACTAAATTCTTTTACTTCCTCTGGTATTGGAGTTGCAATAGGAATAATTAGTAACTGTGCTAGTCGGTCGCCTTTGTTGATTTGGTATGTTCGAAGTTTGTATTTCTTATCACTCTTTAAATCTAAAACCCCTTTACCTTCAACATTAAAATACGCCTCGGTTTTCTTTCTTTTTTTAATTGGTATAAAGTCATTCTTAATATTAATCTTCATATGACCTTGAAACCCTGCATCAATCTTCCCTGTCTCAACTACAAGATGCGTCTTACTACTTACACCACTTCTGCTTGTCAGTAATCCCACATAACCTTTAGGAATGTTCACTGCTAGATCAGTGGCAATCTTAGCCTTCTGTTGTGGTTCCAGTATTACTGTTTCTGCTGCATATATATCGTAGCCTGCATCTGTATCATGATGACGTTCTGGCATTGTTGCGTTGTCGCTTAGTAGTTTGATTTGTAGTGATTGGGTATTTTCATATCCCTGTAAGATAGCGTAGTTGTCTTTTCCTAATTTTGTATTTTTTGGTTCAATCATTTATTTGTCCTCACTTTCATATTCTTCTTGGTAGTCAACGTACAACGTGAATAGATTATGCATAGCTCTCGATTTATAAATTTCAAACTCATCTTTTTCATTCTCGTCATTTGTTTTAATTCCCAAGGCTTTTATGTCTGTAATTATTTTTAAAATAGGTTCGTTCATCTACTCGTCCTCCTCGATAAATCTAACTTGATACGGTTCAACAATTCTCAATTCGTTCTCATATTCTATAACTGCTACTGGAAATGAAATTTGTCCTGATTGACCTCCGACAGTCATAGCGGTATAAGGTCTTGCTGATTGAAATACACCATGAAATTTATTTCTATTAATATCGTAAATGCGTTTTGTTTCTACTTCGCTCATCTCTACTCGTCCCCCATAAATATTTTCTCGTTTAACTCAACTGCATGTTTTACTAAATCTTCATTGTCCCCGAATTCATTTTTAGCATCCTCTTTCACACTAAACAGATAGTTATCCCAAGCCTTTGCTTTGCGATATACTTCTTGTAGTTCCTTCATTGCTTCATGTCTAAAAGGCGGTCCTGGATTTGTTAAAGGTTTCACATCATGTAATATTAATTCCTCATACTCATACGCCATCATCCTCACGCTCCAATTCCTTAATAAAGTTAACCAAGTGTATATAGTTATATGAATAAGGTGATGCAAACTTCATATCTCTTATGTGGTTGGTTAGTTCTTTATATCTAAACCAACCTTTATGAGTTTTTTCATAAGCTTTTTTATATAAACTAATAACTTTTGTTTTCTGTTCATTCTCCCGTTCCAACCTCTCATTATTAGCACGCAAGACTGCTATATCATCGATTAGTGTGTCTCGTTGGGTTTTCATATCTCGATATTTACCTTCCATTTGATAACCATCTTCATATGCTTGATTTAGTTTGTCGTTAAGGCAGTCACGTTCCCTTGCAACTTCTTTAGTGGCTTTCTTCCAAATCTCTTCATAACTCACTCGCCATCACAACCATTCTTCTTCTAATTCAAGTAATTTCCAATCTTCTTCATCTTGGATAATACCTTTTAAATGTTCTACTTCTTCTTTGAGTTTCTTGTTTTCTGCTTTGTATTGGTCACATTGTTTAATTAATTTGTTAAACATTTCATGAGTTATTGCTTTAGATGGTTCATTTGTGTAATTGTTTAAATCTAATTTGTATACGTTACATTCTCTTTTATAGTTATTACGTTGTTGAATTATTTCATACATGTTTCTAATCACTCGCCATCACTCCTTTATATAATTTCAAATCCTTTTAATTCTCGCTTCAATTCATCTTTATTTTGAATATCAAAGCTCTTTTGTACGCCTCTGGTTTTTATAGTTACTTTGTTAGACTTGTTAATCCACACTTTGAATATTGGCCAATTTTTAATGTTGCATGAATTACCTTCAAAAACTGTGTCATCTTGATAAGTTTCTGTTTCAAAAGGATTGACTTCACTACGTTTTTCAACCTCAACATCTACATACAAACCGATATTATTTAGCATGTTTTTCAATTCTTTGACTGTCACTCGCCATCACTCCTTTATATTCCTAATAAAACTAGTGCAACTCCAATTACAAATATTATTGCTATGCTACTAAGTAAAAAATCTTCCAAATCTTTTTCTAAGATACTCTCTACAAATCTAGTCAATATACCTATAAAAATGAATAAACCACATATAGAAAAAAGGATTGTTAATATAATTGCACCTATCATTTATTAAACTCCTCTACTCACCTTTAGTCATGATCATAAAAAATATAATGAATATGATAATCACAGTCCCACTTGCTACTATGTCTACCATTTACTCCACCAGCTTTCCGTCACGCCAGATTAAAGTCATTGTTAAATCATCATTTTCAATATAAAACAATGTACTACTTTCCTCTTTAATATCTTTTATGCGAACATATTCATAGCGGGAATATGTTAATTCATTGCCGAAGTCTCGTCTTTCAATCAAAATTGGTATCACTGTATCTTCCGTAATTTCTTCCTCGACTTCGACTGTGAAAAGGTCTGTTGGCTTTACTGTTCCATTTAATCTAACCCCGTTCTCCTCGTTGTTAAAAGAAACGTAATCACGCATTGTTGCTCCGATTTTCACGAACATCTTATATTGTGATAATTCGGTATTATCCCACGCCCACTCAATCAACTGTGGTAAGTTTAGTTGTTTCTTAGTTTTTATTTTCATTCCTTACCCCCTCCATTACTTTCCTGTTATGTTCCTTATCCTCTGGCAACACTGCGTGTAAAGCTCTCAGTATTCTGTTTTCATCTTCTAATTCTTTAACTTTGTTTTCTAATTCTTCCAATTCATCTATCAATGTTCTCTGTTTCGTTTTATACCACTTGTAACCAGCGTGAGTTTTCCCCTTACCTAGTATGCAATTTGATATAGCGCCATTTCTAAATCCATCTTTTCCAGCGGCTAACATTGATTCGTACTCAATTTTATTTCCTGTTAAAATATTTATTCCTACAACAGGTGTTGATCTAATTTCAAAACTTCTTTTAAACTTTTCACTTGTTTTCTTTGTTTCTAATCCTCTTTTTATACCTGTGCCGTGGTTAATGTTTTCTTTTTGAGTACACCACTCTAAATTAGTAATTTTGTTATTTAACTTATTTTCATCAATGTGATTAACTATGTTTTTTTCCATCTACGAAAGGAATAAAATTTAAAGCTACTATTCTATGCACTTCTCGTGTTCTTACCTTTCCTTGTTTACTTAACGACACTTGGTAATATCCGGCTGGACTTATTGTTTGTTTCAAACATCTCTTGTTTTTATTAGTCCAAATATCTCCATAATTAGATATTTTATAAAGCCCTTCATACCCTGCAATATCCTTCCATTCTTCTATCATTTAACCACTCCTATAATCGATATTAAAAATCGCTAATATCCACAATCTTTTAGCATCTTTGCCATTTCGACAGTGTTTCTGCCTTTAGTATCAAGTTTGTATTTAGTTTTGATAGTGTCAGAAAGTATCATGATAATTTATACTTCTCCATCACAATGTCATACTTCTCAACAAACTTATATCTGTCTTGATGCAACTTATTACTCCATTGTGTTAACTCATCCATAAATTTAAGTTGTTTCATGTAATCGTTAAACTCAAATTGTGACTGTTCCATACTGCCTATTGCTTTCCAGTATCTACTTGTACCAATTTCTGCGTTATAACTTGTGTTACTGGCTCTAAGAAATGACTTATAGCTTTTATCAGCAAGTTGTAGCAGTTTCTTTATCACGACATCTGAATGCATAGTTAATAATTGTCCTGAGTTCATCTACTTCACATCCCATACTTCGAATGCACGCTCTATCATATCTCTAGCTTTAGCAATATCTTCCTTGCCATTTTTTCTAGGCGCTCTACCGATATATTGAATGGCTTGTCCTATCCATGCAGCAACTACTGGATTATAGTGTTTGCAAATAGCTTCAACGATTTCATACATTTCAAAATCCTCAAATTGATAGTAATCTGGTTTAACATTTTGTTCGTTACGCTTACGTTGTTGTACATCGTTGGATTGGTTAGGTTCAACAAGACTTTTAAGATATTCATTTTGAGCCTCTATGTTCTTTCTCAGTCTAGAACTAAATGATTCACTCACACTCTCCGTCTTACTCTCTATATAGTTACTCCACAAATCAAAGTAGTTGTCATCTGTGATTGTGTATTTATTAAAAGGTACTGATTCGATTGTCGCTTCGTTCTCATCTATATCTTTATACTCAAGTTCTGTTACTTTCCCTACAACCGTCATTCCTTCGCTATACTCACTCTTACCTAAGTCATACACAATAACGTAATCATTTATATTCAAGTCTCTTATCTTCATCTAACGCACCGCCTTAGGAAACGCATCATATTTCATTAAATCAGCTACATATTTACAACGCGGATGCACTTGCGGTGTTCCGTCATACAACCAAGGACGTTCTTCTCTTTGCTTTTCGTCATGATAGTTTTGTTTTGCTTCTTCGTTATCTTCTTCTTCATTCCAAAACGCCTGCATCAATCTATAATCTTTAACTCTCATTCCTATAGGTACCTTGCATGCTTCGTTTATTGCCCATCCGTTTAGCAATCTAACTCTTAATTGCTTATCAGTAATGCCGTTCTTTTCCAACGACTTTAGATTTTCACCCAATATGTCGTATTCCATTCCGAATATAGTTATTGTTTTCATGTTAATAACCCCTATCTATAATTTTTACATCTTCAAATTCTAATGGTTCAGCGTCCATGTACTCGTCTCTTAATGTCCACATTTGATTGTGTATTCGTTCTATTTCATCATTGTCACTTTCGCCTTGATTCACATACACTTTCTTCTCAACATATACTTTGTAGCGAATAGTCGCTGTTTCTTCATTCATGTCTTATCACCTTCTACAAATAACTCACTAGGCTTGATATTTAAAACCTCTGCTATGTTAGATACACTTTGCAAATTAACCATTTGCATATTTCCTTTTCGATATTCAGTTATAGAACTCCTAGATACTCCACTTAATAAATGTAATCTCGTAACACTTATATTGCGTTTAGCCATTGCTACTCTTAAATTAGTCGCAAATATATTGTTCAACGTTTCTTCTCTCACGTTAGATCACTCCAATACTCTAATTCCATAATCACTTTCGGAGTTTCTGCATACTTTTTAAAACTTCTTATCTCTACTATTTGATTATCGTCTTGCCAAACATGGCCGTTTGCAGCATCCAATACAGTTTTAATTAAGTTATCAATATCTGGTTTCGTTCTCTTATACTGCCCTACCATTGCCACATGTTTCTTCTTACTCCACGACTTAAGCAGTGGAAAGTGAAATTCAATCGTTAATCTAATTGGTTTATCTATCATCATGTATGGCATCTGTTGTCTTAACATTTTCTTATGATTTGTATATTTAGCAGGCATGTATGTTTGTACAAATTTCCCTGCATTTCTAAATCTCGGCCTAGGTGATGCCATAGGTGCATCTACCGTTAGTTCTATGCGTTTCATTTGTCCACTCCTACAGATAATCAAAAATGTTATTCTGATGTGCTCTTTCTACTTTGTAGTTTTTAATAAATGTTTCTAATTCTTCATTATCCAAATACCAACGTTGACCTTCATAAAACGTTCTAATTACACCACTCACTCTATGTCTGCCGTCCTTATTGTTAGGAATGACAGTAAACATTTTGTTACCTTTTGAATCGAACAAACCAAATCGTTCTCTTAATCCCATCTATCCCACCTCGCAAATAGCTTGACGTGTACGTCTTTCATTTAATTTTTGGATAAATAGGTCATACAACACTTTCTCGTCTCCTTGTGCGTAGTTAATTAGTTTCTGAGCGTATATATCTGAACACTCAAGATTTTGTTTAATAAATTGTTTAGTTACCATGCGTCTCTCTCCCTGTAGTCATCACCAAGGACTCTCACTTGGCGTGAATTATGTTTCATTCTTGAATTAATACGTTGCCAATTCATATTTTGATTTAATTCCTTATCACTAAAGTT